ATGAGCCCGTCGCCAGAGACGGGTTATTTTCCCCGTTTGGTTTACCCTTTCCCACATGCCCCCTACAATTATGTAAAACGTTCTGGCATTGGGGATGCGATGTTCGCACTGGTTTTGTTTGTTTGCTATCTGGACGGCGGGTGTAACGACATCGTCGTGGATGTATTTAATACTGAACAACAATGTGTGCGCGCGATGGACGAACAACGTCTGCGTCATGGCGGCTGTTATCCGGTAGAGGATTTCATCGACAGTTTCTGGAGCCCGGCACAGGAATACAGTGACTTCTAATTATTGCAGGCGCAGCAGCGTGAGGCTGTTTCCGAATACTGCGCCGGTATCAATGTAGTGTAAATTTCCGCAGTCGAAACGGGCATTCAGCGGTGTATGTCCGAAATAAAAGGCATCCGCCCCGCTAATAGAGTGAACCTCCCCTTTCATACACCGGCTTAGCCGCTCGCGGTTCCATAGCACCGGCATGCGTTTAACGGGTTGCTGCCATGCGTAGTGGTCGGCGGGATAATCCGCATGCGCAATAATGATGCGCTGTTCCGCCAGCACCAGTTCAATGATTAACGGGAACGTCTTCATCCGCATCAGTTGGTTTTCCGCGCGCTTGCGGGCAGCGCCTGCCAGCCGCGTGTACCAGCTTCCGCCATTGAGATACCATAAGGCGTAATCACCACCGTCCAGGGCATCCAGCGCCATCGCCTCATGGTTGCCCAGCACACAGCGAAACCAGCGACATTCCGTTAACGCCAGACATCCGGCACTGTCTTCACCGCGATCGATAACGTCGCCGACGCTTATCACTAAATCCTGCCAGGGGTCGAAACGTACGCCATGCAATGCCTGCGCGAACTCACGTAAACAGCCATGTAGATCGCCCACAATGTAGATTGCACGCCACTGACTGGCATCGATACGTTGATACATCGCTCCTCCTGTCAATCACCACAGTATAGTGCGCATGCAGGAGAGCGATGGCTGCCCGAAAGGCCACGAAACGGCAGATTTGATGATTTCTGGAATGAGACAGGCAGGTTACTGGAACTTTTTAGCAGATTAAGTGAGCTGTAAAAGCAAAAAAACCTGCTTCCTGCAGGCCTTCTTGTCTCCCTTCCGGCGCTTATCTCCGGCGCTCATGGTGTTGGCGTTAGCTCTGTAAGGGATGAAAGGCACAATAGCTCATAAGATTATTCTGTTCAAGATAGCGACAAATGCAAATTATTATTATTTGATCCAGATTCCAAAATATTCCTGGAGGGTGCGGCTAAGTCATTATTTTAGAACTTATTGGTTTCTTTTCACTGACAGATTCTCAATCACGACAAAAAAAGCTCTGGACGCTGCCCTGGGCGTCTGTGATATGGTTGTTAACGTTCAGGCGTAGCGGTTTTCCCACGGAATGGTTAAGCAAAAATAATCTGCCTGAAAATCAAACAGATAAAAAAAGACCGAATACGATTCCTTTTCTCGCCTTAAATCATATCTTTTACCATTATTCAATAAGTTAGGCGCTAAATTGCTTAATTTCTATCCAATCAAACGTCATTTTTCATACTTTCAAAATCAAGCTATTAGCAAAATTTTCGGACAGGTTCGGACGAAATTAGGACGTAAAACTGCTTATCTAACCCTTAGAAGATCCGAGAATCTTGTTGTGTAACGCGGGGACAACATATCCCTTTTCATCTGCCACTGCTGCTGGATCCCCTGCCCCGCAAAGAACAAAGTTCCCTTTCCCCCTTTAGCGTTGAGCTGATCCAGAACCGTCATCAGTTTTTCACTGTTCCGGCGCGGCGCCGCGTCGTCGAACAGGTTCAGCTGCGCCACGCCCTGACTGAAGAAATCGCCCAGCATTACGCCTGCTTTCTGGTACCGGTGGCCGTCCCGCCAGATATTATCCAGACAGCGCACCGCGGCGTTAATAATGTCACGGGTGTCCTGGGTGGGCGTGAGGAGTTTTACAGACACGCTGTTACCGTAGTACGGCTCGTTGATGGCGAAAGGCGAGGTTTTCACGAAAGCAGATATGTACCGGCAGAACTGGTGCTCACCACGCAGCTTCTCCGCAGCACGCGCAGCATGGCTGCAGATTGCCTGGTGCATCTGCTCGTATTCCGTTACCCGCTCACCGAACGAACGGGAGCAGACAATTTCCTGCTTGGCCGGCGCGTACTCCTCCAGTTCAAGACAGGGTTCGCCGCGCAGCTCCCGCACGGTCCGCTCGAGCACGACGTTAAAATGCTTCCGGATTACCCAGGTCGAGGTGTCAGCCAGCTGGCAGGCGTTGGTGATACCCATGGCGTTCAGCTTTTTGCTGATGCGACGCCCCACTCCCCAGACGTCTTCCACGGGCACGATGGACATCAGCCGGCGCTGGCGATCGACATTCGACAAATCGACGACGCCACCGGTCTGCCGCTGCCATTTCTTCGCGGCGTGGTTCGCCAGCTTTGCCAGGGTTTTGGTCTGGGCAATGCCGACGCCCACGGTGAGGTGGGTATTCTGCAAAACCGTGGCGCGGATTTCCTTTCCAAAGTCCTCCAGGTTCCGGCAGTTACGCACGCCGGTGAGATCGCAAAACGCCTCATCAATGGAATAAATTTCGACGCGGGGGCTCATGATTTCCAGCGTCGTCATCACCCGGTTCGACATATCCGCGTACAGCTCATAGTTGCTGGAGAACGTGGCCACGTTATAGCGCCGGAATAAATCGCGCTGCTTAAAGAACGGCTCACCCATCGTTATGCCGATTTCTTTGGCCTCGGCGCTCCTGGCAATAACGCACCCGTCGTTATTCGAGAGAACAACGACGGGCCGCCCCTTTAAATCGGGTCTGAACACCGTTTCGCACGAAGCGTAAAAGCTGTTCACATCGACCAGGGCAAACATTTCAGTTTGTCGCTTTAACGATGTATGTCACCACGCCGAATACGTCCAGCGTGTCCTCGCTGCCCACGAAAATAGGCGAATAGGCGCTGTTCATGGGATTAAGCTGAACGGTCGGGCGCAACTGCAGGCGCTTAACGGTGAACTCCCCGCCCACCGCCGCGATCACGATATCCCCGTGTTCCGCCGTCCTGGAACTGTCCACCACCAGCAGATCGCCGTCACTGATACCTGCTTCAATCATCGAATCCCCCGCCGCCTTTACAAAATAGGTCGCGCTGGGATGCTGGATCATCAGTTCATTCAGATCGATGCGTTGTTCGACATAGTCGGCGGCGGGAGACGGAAACCCGCACTGGACAAGGTCACCGTATAATGGCAGCGCGACAATGCCGCGCAGTTCTGCTGGCGTGTAAAATTCCATGAAAATCGACTCCTGATAATTATACTGTTTTTATATACAGTAGTTTTTAACCGAAGGGAGATCAATGCGGTCACGCCTATTAATTTTCGTTACAGTGGTTTACCAGGCCATTCAATCTCAGGCGCATTTTCAGTACTCACTCTGTTGATCTGGATACGATATTTTTTCCATGCCAGCAGATCGGCCGCCTCCTGCTCAGTAGCCATATCAAGATCAACCGCATCCTGCCGCCAGGCTATTTCATTATCAGCCTCCGCTCTCAGTGATAAGCGTTGACGCTCAGCCTGAGCAATCAATTGCTCCTTAGTGGGGGATGGAATATCTACCCAGATCGGTAATCCCTGTGGGCCACCAGCACGCATTTTTCCATCAGGTGGAAGCTCAATGAAAAATTCCCGGAATACTTCAGCAGGCATCAACACTGCGTCATCGGGCCAGGTACCAGATGATTTATATAGTTCAATGTCACTTTCCGGATACGCGCCATTTGTGGTTGCAGAATAGTAAAATTCGTTCATCGGCCAAGCCCTATAATGCGTGCAGATGCAGAGATCTGCCCCCAGTTATGCAGCTCTACCGCTGCGTTTGAAAATGCCCCAGCCACAACGTTTCCAGCTGTCGTATTCGGCGTAACTGCAACGGGTACCGCGATAGCAAATAAACATACAGATAACGGGTAAGCCCAGTACCCCACCCCGGTAGTGCCTGCCGGTACTTTTCCCGTTTCCAGCCACTGCAATTTAAAGCCGTTAGGGAGCTTCAGATAACCAGCGGTCAAATTCCCAACCAGTTCATAGGCTGACATATCAGGTATCTGGTTTACGCCTGTGCCTACGGCCCGTTTCGCAGCATCTTTAAGACCAAGAAACAGGGGCAGCGCCATGCGCAACTGGTCATGCTTTGTTTTATCAAGCGCGAGACCAGCCGCCTCAACCACACCAACCAGCTCCTCCTGGAGCATGTCAAAAAAATCATCATCAAGATCAGTGGCCGGTGTACCGGTTTGCGGGTTTCCGCGGGTAAAACCATTCTTACCCACACCAAATTTATCCTTCAGTGCAGTGCTTGTATCAATGCGATGCATAATGTCTCCGTTACGGATATTTGAAAATTACGTAGGTATGGGAAGGGCAAAGTTTTGATATGACGCATTCGGCAACAGTATCGCCCCAGGTGCGGATCGCAGATTCACAGTTATCCACGCACGTCATCCATGTGGTATCGGTCCCTGCGGGCATGTTTACCTGCCAGTAATACCGCCAGTCGTTTGAGTAAACTCCGGCCGTGCAGGCTGAAGTGCAGTTAAACGGGCCTTTGTCATACCGGGTTATCGTGGCGTCAGGTTTACCCAGAGCTGCCAGTTGCTGCAGATAGAATTCTTCGTTAATGTCACCGGTAAGGTTTACCTTTGCATCCAGCCGCTGTTGCCGCTGCCGAATCGTCTGGGTACCAGATGGGATGCATTCGTCCGGCAGGCCGCAACATTTCTCCCAGCGGTTGATTAACTCCGTAGTGGTTCGGGGATCAATTTCGAGCATCAGTGCATTGCCGCGTTCGTGAACCCGGCGCAGTGACGGAGCAGCGCCAGCTATTGCCGGATCATCGGCAGACCATGCAGGCCCAGGAGGAAGTAGCGAAGACAGCAAATTCACATAGTCGTCATCGGTTATGTCCATGAGAGGCTCCCCAGCACCGCCAGCTCGTTCCTGCCGATTTTCACATTCACAGCTGGCGAAACAAGCACATGACTGTGCTCACCAGCAGCAATGGAAATTGCTTCATTGATTCGGGAAAGTTCCAGCTCTCCATCCGGATAACCATCCCGCAGCAAAAACGAACGCAGCTCTGAGGTAACAGCCGCCCTCACCTCAGGGGTATCCGGTATCAGTCTGATCCTAAAATCGATGCTGTGGGCGACAGGTGCAAACACGTAAAGATCAGAACCCGCTACGGGCGCCAGCGGGTCAATGTACGCTTTCACTTTCGCAACTGTAGCCGCGTCCGGGATTGGGTTAATGGGATCGCTGCTGGCTACCATGACGCCAACTGTCCCGGTCCCCATCCAGTGCCGGTATGTCCAGGCTCGCGTAATGCCCGGGACTTCTTTAGCCCAGACGACATAATCGCCATCTGCCCCGCCAAGTGGTGTCCAGTAGTACCGTTCAAGCACCCTGGCGCGCCAGGTCTCAAGCCCTTCAATATCAAATCCACCGGAAACAGAATCTGCCACGCCCGCAGACGGAAGGCCGTTCACAGGGGTGACAAGGTAAAGTGCGGTGCCATCATCAATTTCACCTGCCGCGCCGGCAATACTGCAGATAATCGGTGCCCTTAATACGCCTCCGGCGCTGGTTGTGTCAGCGGTTACCGTATACCGGACCAGATCGTCGCGCTGGATCACCGCTCCGGCATTAACCTTTAATCCGTTCGTAACACCTTCCCAGCGCATAAATCCGGAAGAGGCCGTTGGCATTTTTCTTGGACAGCGCTTCATCTCCGCGTGTCTGTACAACCATTCTTCGTCACATAAATCCGGCAACATGTTCATTGCCAGATAATCGATATAGCCATACACAGTATGAAGCGCCGCGGCATAAACCTTTGCCCTGACATCCTCGTCCATACGTCTCAGCGTGTCGCTGACATCAAGACGTGCGAATAAATCCGTGCGCAGCATGCTGATATTTTCAGCCAGCGTCGGGCGCTGAAATTCACTGTCAGCCATTTGTGATCGCACTCCATAAATCATCAAAAGAAATAGTGGTGGGTTCGTTGTGGCGCCAGAGCGTTACGCTGTTACCCAGTTCGTTGATGCCGGTTCGCTGAATAAGCAGGTCGATACGCGAGACAAGTCCATCATCGACCATCCATTGCAACGCTTCACGAATATAGGATCTGGCCGCAAGTGCTGTCTGATTCGTTAGTTTCTTCCTCTGCAACAACCAGAGGCGGGATCCATATCTGTCATTCTGGGCAATCGGCCATGTATCTCCCCACCACCCCATTGGCGCATCAGCCTCATCATCCGGATCTGCTCTCCGCCAGGTGAAGAGAGAGATAACGACAGCGCGGGTAAGACGGTCCAGCGATGCATTCGCATTGACACGACGGCCATTGACCGTAAGCCAGAGTTCCATTTCTACGCCCCCATCAGTTTATTCGGTGTGTCTGTATTACTGCCCTGACCGTTCTCTTTATGGTGGTGCCCGTTATAGGAAAGTCGCATTGCAGCCATGTTAATGCCGGTTGAATCACACATGTCTTTGATATTGCCCGTCGCTTCAATATCCATCTCGAACCTGGCCTTCGGCGCATTTTTGAAAACGATTGGGTTTCCATTTCCATTTACAACAATACCGCCGCGGGTGAGTGTGACCGACTGACCCTGATCGTCATAAATAGCCACCTCACCATCATTAAGCCCCTTCATGCGGTACCGACGATCAGAAACAACCACCACCACGCCATGAGAACGATCGCCATCAGGGAAAAGTACCAGTGCTTCCGAACCGGGTTTCGCTTTTGATGTAAATCCATATGGTTCAAGATGCTCGATGCTGCTTTTCGGTTCGCCGGCGATGAGTTCAAGATCCACTGCCTGGCATTTTTTTACGGCATCCACACTTTTTACGACAGCACGGCAAATGAGGTTAAGCACCTGCCGCTGAAGAGTCTGGTATCCACGCATCAGAAAGGTGCCTCATCACTGGTTTTTTTCTTCCGGCGCTTATCAGGATCTTCAGGTTCAGGGAGATAAGCATCAGGCGGCCCCACTCTTAGCTCTGTTATCGTCCCGTTACTGTCCAGTCCGCTAACGCCTTTTGAAAACGTAACTTCCGAGATCAACATTTCGGCATTGTTGAACCCGCAGACAGGATCAAAAACAATCACTCTCTGATTTGGTTGCCATAACGTTCCGTCACCCTGCCGCCAGCCCCACACTGTGTATGTGGTTTCATCCGTACGTGCTGCGCGCTGGCGCGCTTCAAATTCTGCACGCGCTATACAACTGGCGCCAGTTGCCTGGCCAGTTTGCTGAACGGCCATTGGCCGGTAACGGGTAATAGACGCATCAATTGTTTTGGCCCTCAATGCTGTGGTTGTGGCCGCACCGAAATCATCATCGTTCCCGGCGCGCTGGCCGGACACCTGATATGAGGAAAAACGCTCCCGGATACTCTTTTCTGTATCGCATGTCAGGATGTTTTGTCCCAGCACCAGCGCGGTTGTCGCCCGGGTGGAACCGATGCTGCCAATGACAAGCCGCCCGCGTGGATCGTCATAAGCCAGAGCCTGCTGATGGCCGAGCATTTTATTGATAACTTCGATCACTGTTTCGCCATGATCAGGCTGAACGCCTGGAATAGCTCCTGACGGTGCCCCGGCGTTCACCACTTCTATGCCGAATGGTTTGGCCAGCGCTGCGGCTATCTGGACGAGTGACTGTCCGCTGAATTGTGTGGGGTCAGCTGCGCAATCAATGAGATCGGCTGTCAAACTACGACCGGAAATGCCGACACTGATCGACGTTGCGTCATATCTCACTGGTGTGGCTTCAACCCAGCCGGTAATCACCAGGTCGCTGCCAATGAGAACTTCAACCTTGTCGCCGTTTTTTACTTTCGGCTGAAGAGAACCATCACCGTTCTCGCCGGGCCATTGCCGGGTAAGCTCAACACTGAAATCACGCGCCAGTCGTTCTATACCCGCGCCGATCCTCACCGAAGTCCACCCGCCCCACTCCCGCCCATTTACCCGAAGCGTAACGATGTCATCCATAATTAAGCCCAGACGCGTGAAGGTGATTTAGGTTCAACAACAAAGGGGATTAATTCATCAAGACTGATATCACTTTCGACAATGCGAATATTCACATGCCAGCCAGGCTGAGCAATATACTCAGGATTATCAGCATCGTTATTCTGCTGAGAATAAATAACACCAACGACATCAAGACAAACACCAGAAAGAAAAAACCCGCCTTCGTTTTCACCAAACCCGGATTTAATTAATTGCTCACGCATTTCTTTTTCATTGTTGAACCGCAGATAAATATCTTTCATCGTATGCCCTTCATTTGGATGTCAGATAACGCCCTGTGCCAGATACGTAAATTGCGTATATGACCGTTGAGCATGCGTTGCCCTGATGCCGAGGCCCCGGCACCACGTCCAATCATAATTGTTTGGTTTGCTGCTGTGACCGTTCCCGGTGTGGGCCTAGCCACCGCTGTTGGGTTCGTTAACTGGTTTCCGTCTAAGCTACTTTGGTTCATAACCGTTGTTGAACGAGAACAAACAGTATGAATCTGCCCGTCATCAATCCGATCCGCAGAATAGTTAAAGTTTGACCCGCCGTAGGCAAATGCATATTTGCCTGTCTGCTGGACTGATGCATCCACCATCATTACGAAATATTCTCCAGCGCTTGGGTAGGCGCTTAAGATTCCGCGTCTACTGGCGGTCTGCCCATCAGTTGCGGTCTGACCGTTACAGTGAACCTCGGCCGCGATAGTTACCGGGCCAAAATAGTTGTCATTGCCTGAGCGTTGCGATGAGCAATCATCAGCGGCGCGGGTTGCGACCGAAGACGAGGTGGGGATAAACGATGTGCATTGCGCGTATAACTCCGACTGAGGCATCTGCAAATAGAATACTGCCCCAGCTGCGATATTATTATTTACGTTATTTACATCATAAATAAGGAATGAAACAAAGAAATTCGCATCCGCAGCTTCAACGATATAAGACGATTTGATCGTGAGATACCCATCGCTTCCCAATACAACAGAGTTGTTTGTCGTCTTTTCTTCCGTTCCAATTCTGTTTCCGACAGAATCGTAATATATGCCTGTCACATATCCCTGAGAATTACCGTATCGCACACGTACCCGGCAGTTGGATGGAATTTTGACCCGACAGGAGGCAGAAACAACATCCCCAACCGCGACCTGAATAGGCGTGCCAGTATGCCCTATGAGGGTCAGCACGCTGCTATCGGCAGTCAAGGTAAACATCCCAGTCGGCGCCTTAGTATTCCCGTCGTTTATTACTGAAACATTTAAGGCTGATGCCGTATTACCGGTGCTTTTCCATTGCGACGGGTCGTTAGAATATCTGAAATAGTTGGTGCTCTGCCCCTCAATCAGTAAACCTTCTTTTTCAAACCGGGGTTCATTCACTGCCGCTGTTTGAAGAACACCGGATTTATCGATATACGTTGCGGTTGATGCACGGGAAAACGACAGGCTCTTTGTTTTAAGCGGGAAACTGGTACCGCCAACAGTGATGGTGTCGGCGGGTGCCACCCCGGCCAGTAACTGAAGGCTGTCGCTTAGCGGTGCCCATACATCCGGGAACGGCGGCGCGACATACCCCGTCGCCGCTGCTGAACCAGCGGCATCTGCTGCGCTCTGTGCCGCGGCTGCCGCTGATTGTGATGCTTGCAGGGATGCTTCCTTCGCCTGGGACGCAGCCTGTTCTGGCTGTACCGTGACAGCATCCAGAGAGCGCTTCAACCGTTCCGCCATACTCGGCTGCGGCAGGCCGACAGGCATGGGAACCAGAGTACCTTCCGGTTCTGTCAGCACTTTTTCAAAAGCAACTGTGGCTGCTGTGAGACGATTAATCGCCGAATCGCCTTCGCTAAACTGAGACATACTTTCTCCTAAAATCCTAAGGAACAGGCTATTTCAATCGCTGTTGCCCACCGCAACCAGTCACTGGTTGTTACCGAAATTGCTTGTTCTTCAGTTTCCATCTGAGCAACAGGCCAGGCGAGCTGGCGCGTGGTGATCTTCAATGGTCGCCGCGGGATAAAGCCCGGGTGCGCTATACGATTACGCTGAACAATTTCATCTGCCCGGCTGGCGTCGTCATAAACGCGTGCTGCCATCACCAGTGCAGGCTCTGTACCAACAGGAAAAACAGATATTGTTTTGTCAGCCTGCCGCAGTCGCTGGGTTAAATCTGCATTCAGATCCGCTTTCAGATGACGGAGCGCAACGAAAACACGGTCATCATTGGTCCGGCTCATCTCGCGCTCTATTGCCACATTCAACGTGTCGCGTACTTCCGTGAGCTCATCCCAGGAAGGCGTATCTGGTTTAGGTGTATTTGCAGGGGTGTTGCTCAGTGCCGGGTGTGACACGTTCGCCACCACGGTCGGGCTTTGCCCGGTAAGTCCTGCAGGGGAAGCAAACGCTGGTGTGGGTAAGGTCGATACCGCGTAGACCGCTTCACTCAGTGCTGTGGTACGTATCGCGCCGGCAACGATATTGCCTTGTTCTGTCTGCCACTTCGTGCTCTGGCTTTCTGTTTTCCATACGCCGCGGGGCGCAAGGTCCTTGCCTACGCTGATGCCAGAAAGGGTTTTGATCATCTTGATGATGTCGCCAGTGTTGCCGTACAGCCTGTTCCCGGTACGCCACATTTTCTGAAGAGCATCGACAAACCCTTTACCGGATGATGGCGGCGGAAGAAGAACGGAGATATCGCCCTGCAACAGCCTGGCGGCGTCAGATACCGAGCTGTCCACCATTTTCATAGCATCAGAAACATAGCCCAGCATGCCGCTGGCCCGCTCAACCACGCCGCCCTGAATAAAATCTGGCATGCCATCCATGCCAAAGGCTTCGAACCCGTCGGTGATGCAATCATCCAGGGCCGAACATGATGAAGTCAGGATCTGTGCAGTCGCTGCACCCGATGTGGGAAATGAAAGCTCACCCGCCTCGACAAACTTAAGGTCAAAGCGAACCATTCTTCCTTCAGTTTTCGTGCTGCTGACGCGGATTTCCCCGTCAACACAAACGCTCATTTCTCCGTATGTAGGATGGATAAGCGTACCGGGTCCGGGTTTGTTCAGCGCCTCGATTAGGCGATCACGCTGGTCGTAACAGTCATCACCGACAACATATGCTGAAAATGACGGGCGAGTGGTTACCTTTCCGAGATCTTCCGTGTAAGGTTTATCGCGATTGGGATACTCATGGGTTTCAACTCGACGGCCCACAGGGGACCCTTCATCTTCAACTTTGAAAGGTACGCCGCGGAATGAGGCGTCCTGTAACCTGTCTTTCCACGCCATATAAACTCCAGATATAAAAAAACCCGCCGAGGCGGGTTAATGAGATTGTAATTTCTTTACTTTGTTTCGGCTTCTTCCTGGAGCTCGAAAAAACGCTGTCGAAATCGCATGGGATCTTTAATGTAACGGATTGGCGCATGAGCTGTTCCGGCATCACTTATAACCAAGGTGCCATAGCCAAGTAATCGCCCTAAAATCCCTTGTCTAACTTGCAAGCTGGACAATTTTTTTATTGGTATTTCAACTGTATCACGCTTAATCAAACCCGATTTGGCGATCAGCCGTTTATTTGTTATTGCTGCCTCATTAGAACGTAAAATGAAGTAGCCGAGAGGTATCAATAAAAAACCTAATAAGGTCGGTATCCCAAGGAGGACTCCCCAAAAAATCCATGGAAACCAAGCCCATAAAGTAACATTGCCACGATAAATAACTTGCTCATTGCCGATTAAATTAGAATCAATATATGACATATTCTAAAACCCATTAGAAACAGGGATTAGATATTAACACTGTATGTCAAAATGTTACTACCAAATAAAATCAACCACCCATCCCGAACCGACCAATACTTGTGTATCCAACATCATGGTTAATATCTATACCGTTTGATCGACTATCTGTAACCCGCATGCCTGCTGGCGCGCCCTTAAACTCAACAGTAATTCTTCCCTCTGGTTTTTCCGAACCTGCTTGTTTGATCTGGTACTGGTTATAGCCAGGACTCGGCACCCCGGTACCATAGGCACCATACCCACCAGCCCCCCATTGCGCGACATTCATGGCGTTAACGGTTTCAGAAGATCCGTCAGTGAACCATTCAATAATAGGCTTTAATTTTGCCCACATGTCCTGGAACCACTGGACAATCGGGCCCCAATTATTAATCACAAGACCAAGAGGAGACCAGTCAAATGCCTTCTTCATAATCGCCCAGCCACTTTCAAAGTATGGGCCTACTGTATCCCAAAGCGATTTGAAGAAAGGAGCAAATTCTTTCCAGTTGGAAATAATGAGACCAGCCGCCAAGCCTATTGCGGTAAGAACCAATCCTAAAGGGGACAT